GTACGGCATCCCCGCCGGGGAGGACTACAGCGGGGCCCTGGCCGTCATGGCCGGGCTGGAGGACGTGGGCGTGGCGGCCTGCGGCAGCGTGGAGCTGTCCGTGCAGCAGGCGCTGAAAAACGCGGTGCAGGAGTGCTCCGCCGCCCGGCGGGAGCGCATCGCCGTGGTGGGCGCCGCCGCCGGGGAGAGCGTGGAGCAGCTGACGGCGCGGGCCGCCCAGCTCAACAGCGAACGGGTGGTGCTGGCCGCCCCCGGCGCCGGGGACGGGTCCGGCGGGGCCATGTGCGCCGCCGCCGTGGCCGGGGCCATCGCCAGCGGCAGCGACCCCGCCCTGCCCCTGGGGGGCGCCCAGCTCTATGGGCTGGAGGGGCTGGAGGCCGATTACGACGACGGCGAGATCGACCTGCTGGTCCAGGGGGGCGTCACCCCCCTGGAGACCCTGGCGGGCGGGTGCTATGTGGTGCGGGGGGTCACCACCCGGACCAAGTCCGGCGGCGCGGTGGACAACACCTGGCGGGAGCTGACCACCATCCGGGTGGTGGACGAGGTGATCCCCGGCATCCGCAACGCCCTGCGGGCCAAATTAGGCCGGGCCAAAAACACCGCCCAGAGCCGGGGGGCCATCCGCTCCCAGACGGTGATGGAGCTGGAGAAGCGGGTGAGCCGGGAGATCATCGACGGGTACGAGGACGTGACGGTGACGGCGTCGGAGGACGACCCCACGGTGTGCCTGGTGGAGTTCGCCTTCACCGTGGCCCACGGGCTGAACCAGGTGTGGCTGTCGGCGCATATTACCGTATAGCGTTCGAGCCGTCGTGAGCAGCGGGCTAAGACCGGAGCGGAGCGAACAGGCCGGAGCCGCCGCAGGCGGCGCAGGACAGTTTGCGGAGTCGGAGGGCTTAGAACGCGTCGCGAACAGGCGAGACGTGGATACAACGTGAGTATAAGGAGGGGCTTGAATGGCGGGTTTTAACGCGGGGCTGCGGGCGGCGGGGTTCCCCACCAGCAGCGATATCTGGCTGGAGGTGGACGGGCAGAAGGTGGCGGTGGTGCAGGGGTACTCCTGCAAGGCCAGCCGCACCTCCATGACCGTGGAGGCCTTCGGAGAGGACGAGCCGGTGGCCACGGTGCAGGGGCCGCAGAGCTATGTGATCCAGCTCTCCCGGCTGTACGCCACCGATCAGGCGGCGGCTGACGGGCTGAATTTCTACGAGCTGAAGAATTTTTCCCTGGTGATCTGCAAGCCGGACCGGAAGGTGATCTATTCCGACTGCCAGTGGAGCGGCATTGAGGAGGACGCCCAGCTGGGCAAGACCGTGGTGGAGAAGCTCACCCTGGTGGCCCGGAGCCGGATGGAGACGGCGGCCTGATGGCGGTGTGGCTGGGGCAGGAGCGGGTGCAGGTTCCCGAGGGGGAGCTGCGGCTGCTGTCCGCCTGGGAGGTGCTGGACGCCCGCCGGGAGGGGGACGCCCTGGCCGGGGAGGGGGGCGGGCGGACGCTGTGCCGCAACGCCTGCCTCATCGCCCGGGCGTTGGAGCGGAAGGGGCGGCCTGTCTTTGCGGACGGGCGGGCCGCCCTGGACGGACTGCGGGTGGAGGACATCTCCCGGCTGGCGGACGCCTGGGGGGCGTTTAACCGGGAGGCCAACCCCTCCCCCCTGGACGGGGAGGAGGAGATCCAGCGGCGAAAAAAAGGCTGGAGCACGCGCCTTACGCGCGCCTTCAGTGGCGCGTGCTCCGGCTGTTTGGCGCGCTTCCCACGGAGGACAGGGCGAAGAAGATGACCGACCGGGACTACCTGTGGTGCGCCCTCAACCTGGCGTTGGACCGGGAGGAGGAGCTGGCAAGGCTGTGCCCCGCCTGCCGGGAGCGGGCGGAGGAGGAGCTTTGCCCGGTGTGCGGCGCGCCCCGGGGGGAGCGGGCGGTGAACGAGGGGTTTGACTGGGAGCGGTATGAGGAATTGAAGGGGGGCGGGGACCGGTGACGGATTGGATTGCGGTGCTGCTGGGCGAGGACGGCGAGCGCGGGGACGAGGAGCGGCCTGTTCTGGACGGGGCGTCGGAGGGCGTCCGCCTGCCCCCGCTCCGGCCCCCTGGGGCGGAGGACGAGGTGGAGCCGGCGGAGGCTCCGGACGGAGACGGGCCGGACTGGACGGACGGGCCGGAGGGACTGCCCGGGGAGACGGACTGGGCCCAGGTCCGGGCGGACGGGCCGGAGGGCGCGGTGTGGTCGGAGGAGCTGGACCCGGAGACGGGGCGGACCGTTTGGACGCTGGCGCGGGCCGGGCTGGGCCGGGAGACGGGGGGAGCCTGGGACGCCGGAACGGAGGCGGACAGGGCGGCCGGGCCGGGGCGGAGGCCGGAGGCCGGGACGGCGGGATCGGCCCTGGCGGGGCTGGCGGAGCTGTACCGGGGGGCGGCGGCGGAGGGCCGGGCACCCGCCCCGGCGGCAGTCCCGGAGGGGGGACGGCGGACGGTTCTGGAGCGGACGGCGGAGGGCGCGCCGGGTCTGACCGTGGAGGAGCTGGACCGGGCCGTCCGGCGGGACAGCCGGAGGTATGACGGCGGCATGAGTATATTCTGATGGGAGGCGTTGAGGGATGATTCTTTCTCCCATGCGGTTTAAGAGCTTTGTGTGGCCCCACAACCCGCGGGTGTATTCCATCACCTACGAGCGGAAGCTGGCGGTCCACAAGATCCCCTTTGGGCGGCACTGCTTGCAGAGCCTGGGGCAGACCCGGCGGGTGCTGCGGGGAGAGGGGGAGTTTGTGGGGGAGGGGGCCTACGACACCTTCAAGGCGTTGGCCTCGGTGTTCTATGAGGAGACGCCGGGGGTGCTGGCCCATCCGGTGTGGATGGCGGCCACGGCCTGGTTCGCGGGGCTGGAGCTGCGGCAGGAGCCCCGGCGGGACTATGTGGCCTACTCCTTCGAGTTCTGGGAGGTGGTGGAGGCCGGGGACACCGGGGAGCTGGAGCGGCGGCCCACCCAGACGCCGGGGACGGGGGCCAAGCCGGAGGACGGGGGACAGGGGGCGGTGTGGCACACGGTGGTCCGGGGGGACACCCTGTGGGCGTTGGCGCGGCGGTATGGGGTCGCGCTGGAGCGGATCATCGCCCTGAACCCGGACATCCGCAACCCCAACCTGATCTATCCGGGACAGAGGGTGAGGATTTCATGATGGAGTGCTGGGTGAGGACGGGGGACGGGCAGGCGTGGAAGCTGCCCACCGCCGTGAGCTGGGTGTTCCGGTACGGGACGGACACCCCCTGTGACAGCTTCTCCCTGCGGTGCCTGTGGGAGCGGGGGCAGGAGAAGGTGCTGTCCGGGGCGTATCGGTTTTACGCGGACTGGGAGGGGCGGCGGGTGTTCACCGGGGTGGTGGACGAGTTCGCCGTGGTGTGCGGCGGCGGGGGGCTTACCCTGGAGCTGGAGGGCCGGGGGATGGCCGCGCTGCTGCTGGACAACGAGGCCATGCCTGCGGAGTACCAGCGGTGCACCCGGGCGGACCTCATCGCCAACCACGTGGCACCCTACGGGGTGGCGTGCGTGGGGGGACAGGGGCTGTCCCCCGTGGCGGGCTTCACCGTGGGCAGCGGGGAGAGCGAGTGGAGCGTGGTGCGGCGGTTCGCCTGCTACTACGGCGGGGTGACGCCCCGGTTTGACCGGGAGGGGCGGCTGGTGCTGGACCCCTATCAGGACGGGCAGGCGGTGCGGATCGGCGGGAAGGACAAGATTACGGAGTGGGAGTACCGGGAGGACCGGCATGGGGTGCTGAGCAAGGTGGCGGTGCGGCGGCGCACCACCTGGGGCACCCAGTGGGTGAGCGACCCGGCGTTCATCGCCCAGGGCGGCTGCGCCCGGCGGGTGATCACGGTGCCCAACACCACGGGCACCACCGCCATGCGGTACACGGCGGACTACCAGCTCCGGGCGGCCCGGCGGGAGCGGGTGCGGCTCCGGCTCACGGCGGCGGGCGGGTTTCTGGCCTGGCCGGGGGAGCTGGTGGACGTGGAGCTGGCGGGGTTCGGGGCCAACGGGCGATACCGGGCGGCCCAGGCGGAGGTGTCCTGCGGGGCGGAGGGGCTGACCACCTCGCTGTGGCTGGGGGAGACGGAGGCCATGATTTAGAACCTGTATTCACAACCTCAAACGCCGTCTGGACGGTGCTTTTTCCGCCATACCGCGTTGC